GCGTGTTGTCCGTCTCCGTTTGGTAAAGGTGCATAATTGAATAGTTCTCTTATCTCATCGATGTACAATGCTCCTCTGTCTCCAAGTTCCTTTGCCATCTGAACTTTCTGTGTAACACTCATGTACTGAAGTCTGTTGGCATTGGCTATCAGCTTGTTACCTGCGACTATCTGTCTCTCGGTGAAGAGCATCCTCGTTACGGCTTCAGAAAACTGAATTGCGAACGGCTCTATATGTCCGTTGAAGAATGCATCGAGCATCTCGCTGTTTGCTCTGTTCTGTAGCACTTCCTCGTTAAGTCCGAAGTAGTCGAAGACATTCTCTTTTATCCTCTTCTGCTCTTCAGGATCAACGGTGTACGGATGATGGTTCACTTCATGGATGTTGGTATAGGTGTTGGGGAATAAGAGCAATCCACCGGTATCCTTTGCATCCTTTGAAAGGTTCTCTTCGGAGAATCTCTTCCTCTCTCTTGCAAGGTCATCATCAAACGTGAAGTTGGAAACCTGGGCAATGAACTTGTATGTAGCACTATTACGGATTGCTGCGTTGATAGCCTGTGTATCAAGATCCATCAGTTTCAATGTGTTATCAAGTCCGTTATTAGGGTCTCCGAAGAAATCATGCCTGAACTGATGCCTTGTGAGGATAGCCGTCTTACTCATCTCAACGGCAGCCGTTTCATGCCTGTTAAACTCGTACTTAAGCCATAGTTCATCCTTGTACTGAACCACCTTGCATCTTGTCGGTATGACAGGATAGATGCCTATGACATTAAGGTCATTATCGTATACAGGCACTATGAAACAAGTGTTGCACAGCATCAGGATGGTGGATGTCCTATAGAGGAATTGTGACCATGTCTGAAAGCTGTTCGGATAATACTTCAGCCTTGCTTTCAGTTTCTCATTGCCACTTCCGTATATGTCCACCTTTAACTTTGAGATATGCCTTCCTGCTGCATCGATACAAGCTCTGACAAGCTCGTTCTCAAATATCTCTCCGTTCCATGTGGTAAAGGATGGTGAATAGCCGTTCAGAACCTTTATGGTCTGTCCTTTACTCATCACCTTTTCTGTCTGTTTCTGCTTCCTCGGTGGAAACAAAATATCAAATAATCCCATTATGAAAACCTCTCGTTTTTCAGTTGTTCTCCGATTTCAAAGCCGTACTTATCTCTCATTACAAGGGCATCGAGTAAACTTGCCGTTCCGTCTATGTGTGCATTCGGATATATCTTGACAAGCCTTCCTCTTCCTCTCTCAAGTGACATCTTCACAGCACTATCGAGAAGGTGCATCTTTAACAAGTCATTGTGTCCTATGTTCGCTACTCCATCACGAAGCTGTGCTTCAAAGGTGTTCATGGTGTTCCACAAGTTGTCACCTTGATACACATCGTCCATATGAAATCCGTATTGTCGGCATTGCTGAACGAAGTATGTTGCCGAATATCGGTCATAGCCGACTTTCAGAGGATATATCTTGTACTTCTCGACTAATTCCACCATCCAATTGAAAACATCGTTGTAGTCGATTATGTTCGTTCCTGACGGCACAAGGATTCCTTCATGCACATACTTGGCATATGGAATCTGATCTCGTTCCGTTGCTTCTGCGATAAGCTCGGAAGGAAGGAAAAACTTGGTGAAGTAATTCAGTTTTCCATTCCTTTCGATGATGATGGTGCAAGCTGTTAAGTCTCTTGTCTGTGACAAGTCCACTCCTGCTACGGCATATGTGTTCTTAAAGTCATCAAGATTGATGTTCTCCCTTGATGCATCTTCTATCAGTTTCGCTGACAGCCAAGCCTGGGCAGAGTTCTGTTTTCTGTTGCAATACTTCGTGAGAAACTCAAGTTTCTTGCTATAACTTCCTTCAGCGATTGCGATCTCTTCAAGAAGGTAATCGACCGATATGGATACTCCAAGGTTTGGATTCGACTTCTGAAGTTCGTTCAGGTCATTCCATTTGCTTTCATCATCTATCATGTAGATGACCGGAAGAAGCCTTGATTCGTGGGAGTTCCCATTCAGCCATCCTGTGCTTCTCTTTATCAGTTCATCGTAGACAGAATCGTTCACATATCCTGCCGTACTGATGGCACAGAGCGTCGGTTCTCTTCTCGATCCGAACGATGACTTGATGACTTCGTAATACTTAAGACCGGCATCTCCACTCCAGGATGCAAATTCATCTGCGATGCAACATGAGATGTTAAGACCATCGCTCTTCTTGGAAGAGAATGCGAGTGGTTGAGCAGAAGAGTTAGTTTCAGCCACATAAAGGTCTGTCTTCCTCTTCTTGGTCATCTGTGCAAGTTCAGGCTCATGCTGAATGCTCTGATACATGGCATCAAAGCATATCGTTGCCTGTTGGAGTCTCGGTGCAGCAAAGTACACCCTGGCACCGTACTCTCCGTCTCCGTAGAGCATATATGAGCTGATGCCTGATGCGAGAAGCGACTTCCCGTTCTTCCTTCCGACCACTATCACTATCTCACGAAATTGCCTTCGGTCATTGCTGTCAACGATCCCAAAGATTAGTGATATGGTTGCTTTCTGCCATAGTTCCATCTTTAAGAGCTGTGGAGCAAGTTCGCCTTCATGATGATGGCAAAAGTTCTCGATATACTTTACGGCTCGGTCTGCCTTCTTTTGGTTATAAAAAAAGGCTCGGTTCTCCAAGCCTTCTATTATCCTCTCGTATAATGTCCTGATATGATGCCCTACGATTACTCTGCCATCCTTTATCCGTTGGTAGTATTCGTAGATATAGTTACTCATTCAGGAATGCCTTTAATTTGCTGTCTTTCGCTGAATCAGGTGGAAGTTTATCATCAAGCTGCTTGATGTAGTTCTGATATAACTTCGTGTAGTTGGCAAAGGTCTTACTTGCGACCGTCTCCTTCACTCCACTCTGATTCTCTCCGTGCTGATATACTTCGGTAATGCCTTCGGTGTCTATAGCATCCTGAAGGTCTTCCAATGTCACATGAAGCCATGCTGTTTTTTCTATGACCGGATTCAGTAGTGCATACTGATTCGGTGGAAGTACCTTGTAAATCTTGTTTAATCGGTTGTATTCTTTCTTAACTCTGTCTTTCTTCATAGATCGTTATCCCCCCTAAACTATCTACTCGGTATCTCGGTGATTTGTTTGCCTTCTGTCTTTTGTGTTCTTCTTCATGACATTCTCTGCATAGGAGTTCCAGGTTCGCTTCGTTAAGAGATATCCTCGGATTCTTGATGTTGTCCTTGTTCAGATGTATCTTGTGGTGTACGATCTCTCCGGGAATACCAAGGATACCTCTCTTCGTGCATCTCTCACAGAAACACACTTTCTTACGATAAGCGATGGCAAGTTTTCTCCAAGCTGTCCTGCCATAGAATCCTTCTGCAAAGTCTTTAGCCATTATTTCTTCCCTGCACAAGTAAATGACCCATTCCCTGTAACAATAATAAGAGAATTCTCAAAATCAATCTCCACACCACCTGTTGATGTTGGCATAACCCCTGGATCTACCTCAGATACATTGATGCAATCCCCAATACCTATGGCATAGCATCCCTTATAAAGTGGAACATCAACCTCGACATTTCCCGACCCCACAATATATGATGCCATCCCCAAAGTGTCATGCCAGTAATAATTTATATGAGACAATATAGTAACGGTGTACGGTCCGTTGGGATTACTGTTAATAAAAGTCACTTTTGCAGTGGACAAGTCTCCCCCACCACCCCCTGACACGTTTACCGTTACAGGACTATATGCCTTTCCTGTCGGTGCTGTATATGTGTTGTTCTCGGTTACTGATAGAGGTTCAACTGTTATGTCTCCCCCCCCCACCATTGTTGACATACTCTGTCAGAAGCACTTCACTTCTGCTCTGTGGTGGGTCTAATTCTATATCGTATCCAAGCAGCTTGAAGTATATCTTCTCGATTCTGCTCATAGGTGGTACGAGTTCGACATCCTCTCCGTTTAACTTCTTGAGGATCAAGTCCATTCTGCTGTCTGCCATTGTTGTTACTCCTCATTCTTTATTGCCGTTAACAGCTATATCTATCAAACTTCCCTTCCGTGGAAAGTTGTAGTGCTTTACAAGGAGATTCGTAAATCTCTCTGTAGGGTTCTTCTTCAAGAGTTCCTCGTAGAAAAACCAATCCTCTCCCTGTCTTATGTCAGGATTCCTTGTGTCTCCTACAAACTCTTTTCTCATGAACTTCGTGCTTCCACACAAGTTCCTCTTTGATTCTTCCGTCAGTTTAAAGATGCTTCCGTCATTTACCTTGAGGTCAAAGTACACAAGGTCTGTTCCGTCAAGCTGTTCCATTGCCTTCAGAAATTCATCTGTATAAAAATAGTCATCGCTTCCAA